CTGTTGGCGATGCCCGTAGCGCAGTCGCGAGGTTGTTTCCGAGCGTTCCTCCGAGCGCCGGGCTGCCGGACAATGGCACCGATCCTGAGGGGGCGGAACCAGGCGCTGCCTGCCCGCCGGGCTGTCGGTAGGTTACCGATCCATAGGGCGTGACCTGATTAACGCGCGAGAGCTGTGTGCCCAATCGGGCTGCGTTGGCGTTGATGTCTCCTTGCTTCGAGGCAAGCGCCAAATAATCGGGTGCAGCAGGAGCGCTGCCGCCTTTTCCACCACCGCTCATCGGACGATCCTCGGTTGGGAACCAATGGTCATTCGACGCAATGCCTCAGAGAGGCCGGGATTCTGGGTATTCATAGGTCTTTGACTCATGACGGGCTGTGGAACCGTAGGAGGAGCGCCGTTCTTGACCCCGCCATTGGCTCTCATCGGTAGATTCCCTGCATAACCGTTGGGAGATTGCTGCGGAACCGCCAAGGGAGCACCGCTTTTAACGCCATTCATAAATCGTCCTCAATGCATGAGCCATTTACAGGCCCTCCTCATCATGACGTACACCAATTGATCCCCATCAATGGCCGCATCCTTGAGGGTCGCCTCGTGGACAAAACCGAGCGATTCATTCAATTTTCTCGACGCCAGATTGGAGGCGTCGGTAATCGAAGTCAGTCGCTTCAAATTCAGATACTCGAACGCGTAGTGAAACACCCGCCAGAAATTATCCCGCGTCATCCATCGCGGGTCGTCACTGGCAAAACCGATCTCACAGGACGCGCCGTTGTAGCGGAAGAACACCGCTCCCGCGATGAGCTTCTCCCCTAGGGTGAATCCAATCCCTGTCCCCGTCCCATTCACCCACTCAAATCCATTCGGGACACGGGAAGCAACCCAGCGTCCCACCTCATCGTCCGCATGCAAGAGCACATTACACTGCTGCATCACTTAGACCACGCCACCCGGCTCGAATACGATGTCGTAAGCGACAAAGCTGATCGCCGCTGCCGCAGTAGAGACTTTCATGTGCAGGGCTCCTGCAAACCCCACGCCATAGACGGAATACCAGTCCTTGTTGAGACCAATTCCGCCTCCCCAGGTCCCTACGCCCCACAGTCCGACATCCCATATCAACACGCCGGAATTGACGGCGGGCGCGATCTGTCCGGCAGGCGGTTGAATCTCGAAATCCACATCCACGCCGATCCTGATCTCTGCGGGATTCACATCCCATCCGAGAATAGGCCGCACCAGCGTGAAGTGCTTTTGCTGGTTACGGTTACCGAAATAGTTGAACGCCTGCAAGACTTCGGACTGGATCTCCTCGCCCGCATCGGACGTTCCGGTCCAGGCTTTACGTACCTCGCCATTCATCCCGAAGTACAGCTCGTCATTGAAGACGGCGAAACACTCCGCATCCCAGTTCGTAAACCGGCACCACGCGCGGGTGATGGTGTTCATGACGTATTGCTCTGAACTCGTCGTCACCGGCACATTCAGGATCAACATGGACCCTGCGGGGTAAAACGCAAGCTCCCATCCATATTGCGTGTTGTACTGCGTGACCGCTGAAGCCACCGCGCTTTGGATGATGTCCGTCAGTGCGACACTCTTGCTCGCGCGATCTGTCGTCAGGTACTGGCTACAGGAAATCACCCCGTCGGTTGTGATAATCAGCAAATCGCCTGCGAGTTGACGCAAGCACCGCATGCCAATCGGTTTACCGATGGTATAGACACCCACCAGAGTCCACGTGCTGGAACTTGCCGGGTCTGTCCCTTGGTAAACGGCAACCTCTCCCGTGGAAGAGACAAAGACCGCTAGGTCATTCGTGCCCCGACCTCCATCCAAGGTCCAGGTGCCTTGAGCGAGTAGATACCCGCCGCCTTTGAACACGCCCCCCAAGGGGAATTTGGTCAACGCTCCGGTAATCGCTCCGGCGGCCGTGTACCAGGCATTCAGCGAGTTCTTCTCGATGTACCACACCCGCTCCATGTGCAGCGTGGCGGAAATCAGTGAGGTGGTCGCTACCCCAGTGATCGAAGGCGTGGACGCTCCATCGATGGGCGCCCAACTGGTTCCGTCATAGAGCAGCAGCTTGTCCACCCCATTGACGGACACCATGTAGTTGCCGCCTGAGGTGGTGACGTCGAGCGTCTTCCACCGTGCGTTTGTGAGTCCAGAGACCACCGCCGCGCCAACTGCACCAGTTGCCGAAACATCGTATAGTGCTGTATCGGCGAACCCGAACATCTTCTCAAGCCCTGACGGCGGCTTATAGACCGCGAGGGTCTCGACCGGAACGGGCGTCCCTCCGCCGATACCAGTCACATATTGAGCCGATCCCTTCCGATGCGAGACCTCTGCCGCCGAGGGGAACCAGTTCGTCAGAATGACCGCTTCATCTGGCCCCATCGCGGCAATGGAATCGCGGTTGTTCCATCCCTTGCGAGGAGCGGGGACGCTCGAAGTCACCGCCACGCGCTGGCGGGCGCGATTCTGGCGAGCCGGAACGCGCATTAACTGCCAATCAACCGCGGAATCGCAATTGGCACGCGAGAATCCGACAGACCCGAATCCCCGAGATTCATACGCGGCTTGGTCCCGTCTCTGGACAATGCATCGATCACGCGCGCTTCGTACATATTGAACTCTTCGCTGTAATCCAGCTCCTTAGCCCGCTTCCAGCGCCATGTCAGTCCGGCCTTCAGGATTTCATCGTCCAGCAAGGGCATATCGTCATCTGCCACAATCGCCGAACGCTGCATCGATCCATCTGAGGAGGTGAGCCAGTTCTTGCTCGCATACTCGAAGTAGTAGACCTCATCCGCCGCAGGGATCGGCATGATGAGCAAATGCCCACCCCGGATACGGTATTCCCCATAAGGGCCAGCAAAAGTCAGTGCCTTAAATCCTTGCCAGATTCTGGGGTTTCTCGGCCCAAAGAGCGGAATGCGCTTGGTGCGATTCCACATTGTCTCATTCAGGATATGCCGATAAGCGTTGGCCGCACCGATGATGTCATCTATCGCGCCCTGATCCTCCTGATTGAGGGTCGTGAATGTCGCCTCACGTATTAGCGCCTGCCAGCCGCTGGATGAACGGGCAGCTAGTTCCGTCCCTTCCCGATTGAGCAAGGAGCGCAGCTGCACGACCTGAAGATCGCTCGTGCCCACCAAGCTATTCGGCTGTCGCAAGCCGATCTCGCCACAGACGGATTGAACGATCCCCAGAACGGTCATTACGCCCGCTTCCTCGCCGGAGCGCCCAAGTTCACAATTGCAGCTTCAAGCTCGGCGATCTTTTCGCTCTGGCCGTGCAATCGAGCCTCAAGGTCCGCGTTTTGTGCCCGTAACGCAGCAAGCTCCTCGCCCTTATTGCCCTTGCTGCTCTCGAGCCAAGCCACTGCTTTCTCCTTCATCGCACGGGCGCCCATGCCGATTTTCGATAAGACTTCCTCACTCGCTCCCGCCAAATCCTCGACCGTGCGCACGCCAGCCAGGATGAGGTTTTCCGCCGTTGCCTTGCTGACCGCCGGCCACTGACGGATCGAAAAGCCCATGGGGCTCACTTCCAGGCCATCCTTCCACTGCTTATACCGCTGCCGATAGGCATGCACCCACTCGACCGGGAAAGCCGGAGGCTGTGCGCGGGAGAGCTGCTCGATGTGATCGAGCCATTCGGTCGCCACTTTCTCGACCGAATCCTTGCTGCCGGAACGGTGGATGATCGCGTAGTCCACGTCCTTCATCACCAGCGAGCCTTTCTCGATGGTCTTGTTGCGATCCTCCTCCATGCGCTGCTCGAATACCACATAAGGGGGCGGCCCCTGTTGAAGGAGCTGAATACCATTGCTCATACATTCTCCGAAGGTTGCTTCGTTTCAGAATTGAACCGTGGAATCCACGGCTCGGTTAAATCAGGATTCCAAGGGCGGGGTTGGCCGTGCCAGAAGACCACCTTGGTCTCATCGGTCAGTCCCAGCCATTTGACGTGGGCCTTGTAGCTCATGACTTGGTCCAGGTAATGGTCCTGCCAGCGCAGTGCGATATCACCAAAGACGCTATGCAGGAATGGCTGGTCGTCGCCTTCTGGCTTTATTTTCTGTTCGCAGAACATATTCCATAGCCGTAATCGCGCCCATTTCGGCAAATAAGAGAATCCGCCGCCTAATCGCTCAGGGTTGCGAGAGCCGTCTCGCCATGGATCACGCAGAAAGATAGCCTGATTCTCGTGCTCAGGCAGAATCTTAAGTTCATCCAGAAAAGCCGTATCAAGATCGACTACGAGGGCCGGCCCATCGAATTCAGTCCCATATATCTCGAATTTTGACCACCATTTGGGCCAGCTATGGGTAAGCGGCAGTGAATCTGGTACGGCCATGTCGCTCCAACACTGGAAACGCCAGTTGGGCATCTTCTCAAAGCACTGACGGCGTAACCATTCGACATGTGCTGGGTTGAAATCGCCACCGCTCTTAAGGACGCAGCAGATTGTCTTCAAAGATCGACTCGCCAGCAGGGCGATTGACCCAGATTGCGCACCCGGCGCACCTTGTCGCCCCATACTTCAGTGAAGAGCGCCTGCCAGTCCTCTTCAGGACGGGCCGAAGGGTGCAGGTTCACCCCGCCATACCAGTGGGGCGTCACGGCCGCTGAAATCAGAATGTTTTTCCGTGCCAAACGCGTCAGTTCCTCCAGCGCAGGCAGAACGTCATCCGGCAACAGGTGCTCAATGACCTCGATCAATGAGACACAATCAAAACACTGATCTGCGAAGGGTAGGTTTGGCAAAATGGCCCGCGTAACCTGCTCATTGCACAGCGACTCGACCGTTTCCGTGCCGCGCACGTCCTGGAAACCGTGTTTGGCGGCCAGTTCCAGCACCTCTCCTCGGCCGGTGGAGACATCCAGGTAAGATTCGCCAGATAACTCACCGATCAACTCATCCAAGCCATCGCGCCGCTCCTGAGTCATCCCATAATCGTCATGCTTGTAGGCTTCGACGTACTTGGCGAGCTCACTCTCGCGGGTCGCAGGACGGTTGTTCGTCGTGATGTAGTCGTAAAACAGCCCATTCCCGACCAGATGGACCTCAAAGCCTGGCGCGAATGCTTGCAGCGCGGCATGGAAGGGAAAAAAGTCCATCACCTGAGCCGCCATGGCATGTGTAGTACGGTATTTTCGATCCTGAACCCAGACATCCAGTTCGTTTAGGCCCGCATTCTGAGGCTGAGGCATGACATGGGTCGCTTCGCCCTCGAATGAGGAGTCATAGCCGTACAAAATGACCTTGCGATAACCCATCGCCACCGCAAGGCCAAGCGCTGTCAGCCCAATCGTGCCGCCTCCGCCGACGTACAGGTCTTTGTCGGGGAACTCCGCGCGGGTGGTCGGCGTATTCAGGTGAAACAGAATCGGATCGGCGCACATCGCCATGACATGCGGATGGCACTGAGAGGCCAGGAGGCACTGTGTCGTGTCGTCCATGGTCTCCACGAAGGCCGTATTGCACTCCCGCGCATCCAGCATGGCGAAGTAGTGTGCAATCCGTCCGTGAGCCTTCAGGAATTTGTAAGCGCCGTTCAGCGCCATGACATCGCAGTCAGGCGGGATCAATCCCCATGTGTCCTTAAGCGAGGGACCACTGCCCACAAGAGCCAGTGTTCCCTCGTTGACGGCCTGAAGCTCGAGTTCCTGAAGCCCTAGGCTTTTCGCATGCGCCAGATTCGAGCGGAGCTGCTTGTCGGTCGCGTTGACCGACATTTCCAGCTGCAATACAGAAAGGGCCGGAGTTTCCCCCGGCCCAAGTGCTTCCAACATGGACTAGCTAATCAGAGTCGAAACGCCCTGACGGACTGCCCGACCCTTCACCGCCAACGCCTCGCGAACGGAGTTGTTGGCCGATGTGGACGCCGATGCTGCCGTGACGATCACAACGCCCGTGAACGTCACCGCCGAGGCGGTCGAAGCCGTTCCCAGTCGTCCCGCCGTCACCGTGGTGCGCAGATACGTATCCGCGGCAGCCGATGCCGACACACGGGCATTGAATTTCGCTCCGGCAATGCGCGCCCAGAAAAAGTCATTGTCAGCAATGACCGCCTGGGGCGCGAATCCCAGCTCGTAGTTGTTCAACGCCAGCGCCGTCGTCATGAGACTGGCCTGATAGTTCTCATCGATGGCCAGCGCATTCGGATCGGTCGTCGCGGCCATCAAGGCCGCAGCCGCCTGCACGTAGATGTATTCGGCGCCATCGGGTCCATACCCGCGAGTGCCGAGTGAAAATTCCGAGTTCTGGCCGTCCGTCGTGGTGCCAGAAGTCACTCGGCCCGGAGATGCCCCTACAGGGTTCGTGATGATTGACATATTCGTTTACCTCAAGCCTTAAGGATGCCGAGGAACTTACGGTTGCTCGTTCCTAAATTCCCCATCCACAAAATTGGGGTTACTGTTGCGTCCTGGTTTACCGCCCGCAATTCCTCCATCACCTCCATGTTGGCATCCTCATGAACCACCAGTTCCAGGTAGTCCGTATTGAGGAAGTAGGCATGCGCCGCAGGAATGCCGGATGCCGATGAGTCGAAGATCACGTCCGAGGTCTTGTACTTCATCGACACCATGCCGCCCTGGCCTTCGTCTGACGGCGCATAGCGCTTGAGAGAAGTCTGCGACTGCTCGTAGAAGGTGAAGTAGTCGGTACTCATCACGATGAGATCAGGGACATCCGTACCGCGAGTCAAGTCCAGATACAACGGCAGCATGAGCGACTCAATTGTCGTCGGCCCTGGAGTGATGGCTGAACCACCCTGACGCGGAGCGGCAGCGCTCTGCACCAAGTTCTGCCAGAAGCTGAACGAGGCCGAAGGAATGCCGCCGACCGTGCCGGTTCCTGCATCCGAGATCTGAGCCTGAAGGCCCGTGATCTGATTCGAGAGCGAGCCCGAAGAGTAGATGTCGCCCGACAGTCCATTCGCCATCGTCTTCTGAGCGTTCTTCACGCGCGTCTTGGCGAGGTTCAGGAAAGCATTCTCGCCTTTGTTGATACGCAACTCTCGACCAGAGGCTGTCACATTGACGCTGACCTGGCACCACGGATATTCCGCCGTGGTTACCACGTCAGAGGCTCCGACCGAAAGAGGGTCATAGCCGCTGTACCTCTGGTAGTTGCTGTTCTCCGCGTATTCAATCGGCAACGCGATAGACAATCCGCCATCGACAGTGCGCACTCGGCCCTTAGCCGTCAGACGCCGATAGAGCCCGTTGTGTTTAGTGACCGCATCCGTAATCTCGGGCTTATGGTTGCGGAACGTCGTGGAAACGAGGTCATTGAAGACCGTGTAGAGAGATGATTGACCGGGAACGGCCATGGTTTAAACCCTCAAAAGTGTTGATGCATCACGATGTCAGCTCGCGATAACGAGCTCTCAACGTGTCCTCGATGCTTCCGGTCTTTTGAGGCACGGGGGGTGTCCCGCGGCGTGTCACATTCGCTCCGGCGGCCTTTCGAGCGGCTGCGGCTTCGGTCGCAGCTTTGTCCGCGCGAGCTTTATCCTGTTCGGCCAACAGGAGCTTGCGAACTTCCGGGTTGATCCAGATCGCCTTGTCGTAGGCATCACTGAGGTCTTTGGCCCGGCCCGATTCGATCAATGCAGCCATGTCTTCCCGCACAGCCGTAAAGTGCTTGTTCTTGGGATCGCTCCCAAAAGCATTCACAGAATTGACGTGGGCGGAATACTCGGCTTCGGCGCGTTGGCGCTCTTGGAGTGTCAGGTGACCTTCGAGCTTCTCCAGGCGCTGTAGAGCGGTGGCGAGTCGGGGATCTTCCTGAGTCGGCTGAGGCTGGCCCTGTTGAGGGTCTGCATTCAGTGACGATAAATCAATAGCATAGTCTTTTGCGAGTTGCAAGACTAAGTTCGCCTTCTGTTGAGGCGAACCGGTGACCAGCATGTTCCAAGAGGCGGCGAGGGACTTCACCACGTCGCGCGCGTTCACATTGTTGCGCGCCATGACTTCTTGGTAGGGCAATAGCTCCTGGGCCATTGCAGTCCCAAATCCCGCAGCTTCCTTGTACTGGGTGATGCCCTTGTGGAAATCCTCCTCCCGGCGGTGGATTTCCGCTCGCACGTTCTCCGGCAGCTTGCCGAACTCGGCGGCGATCTCTTTGCGCCAGGTGTTCGGGGCGGCGTCGTGAGGCTTGGGCTCAGTGCCGGGCTGGACTTGGGCGGACTCTGTCCCTGGCTCTGCGGCCTGTGCCGGCGCAGCGCCATTCGTCTTGGCTTTGGCCGGCAGGAACTTGCCGTCTGGGCCTCTCTGGCGGCCGTCCTGGGGCGTTTCAGCGTCTAAGGCAGGCTCATCGCTCCCGCCTTCTTCCTTGGCCATGGCGGTCCTGTACGCGTCCTTCAATGTTTGGTCCATTGAAGGCGCTTTTTCTACAGCGCTATTGTCACGGACACTCGTATCTTGAGCCTCAGCGGTTGCGCTGGGCTGTTCAACGGATGCGTTCATTAAATCAACCTTTAAATGGGTAAAAAATGATTGTGTTTTGAGTGATTCTCGAATGCCCTAATCACTTGCAAATTGTTCTCAACATGCAACCCGCTTACCAACTCTCCTTGGAGCGGTATTACATGATCTACGTGATACAACTCTCCTGTCTCTATAGAGAGACTTCTGGCCTTTTCATAGAAAGATTCAATAGCTTTTTTATTAGCCCATTCTGGAAATCTGTTCAATAAAGCAGCTTGGCGCTTTGCATTCAACGATCTTATAAAAGCGGCTTTTCTTTTTTTATATTCCCTACTATAAATTCTCAGTTTTTCCTTATTTTTCAATCTCCACTTGAGTCCTCTTTTGCGACTAGCTTCTGGATTTAGCCTTAACTGCCTTCTCCAATTAGATTGGACTTTATCTTTATTGTTTTTATTCCATACGCTGGCATATTCTTTTTGACATTGCTTGCAAGAAGAATTCAGGCCATCTTTTGCGCGTCTGGTTTTATGAAATTCAGTAGCCAATTTATACTTCTTGCATCCATAGCATATTTTCCCATGCGAAACTTGCGTATCAGAGATATATTCGCTTTGCATTATCTCCCCTCAACCGCCCTGCGATGCGCGAGCGGCATCTGGTAATACACCTCCCGCACCCCGCGATCTAAGCGCTCCTCGCTCTTCTGCTCGGCATAGGCGAGGCGGCGCTGGGCTTCTTTTAGCTCTTGAGCCTGCCCTTCCCATTCCCGGCAGTTGTGGCGTTTAAGATCGTCCCTTCGCTGTTTGCGACCGCTCACAACCAGCCCGCTGACTGGAGAAACGTAATCCGGCAAATCAGGAATCACGAGCGGCCCGCGTTGCCTCGTCTGCGCATTGACATCGATCTCGACCAGCTGCTTAAGCTCGTCGCTCCAGACCCAGCGGCGCCTCATACCTCTGACCTCTTCAATTCAGTAAGCGGCATCGGGAATTCCAAAGGAACCTCGTACTGCTCGCAATTCGAGTTCCAACAGGCAATCACCGCAACAACCTCATGGGGTTTCATGTCATTTTCGTTGCGCATCGCCTGCCCGCAGTTCCCGCAGGTAATCAGTCCAGGATGGACTCGGACGGTATAACTCATACCAGAGACTCTCTATACCTACGTTTTGCTCTCTTCAGACGACGAGCATCAATTCGATACGCATCCATATTTATATTAAATGGCGGCCGAAGCAATTTCCATGGAATACGGAGAATCCTGGCTTCCATACCGCTTATCCATTCAAGCTTTGCCATCTATGCCAGCGCCGCCCGTATTGATGTCTCTTTTTGATTATCGGTATCAGCCGAGGTTACCTCTACCCAGCGCGCATGCCCCGCATTGGTCACGACCGGAACGGCGTAGTAATGCGACTTCAACCCAGAATCGACTCGCCTCTGAAGGATGATGCCCCGACCTTGCCCGGTGGGGTCGAGTTGAGATTGCAATGTGGTGTCTGGCATTGGATAACCCTCAAGGTGCAGTGTTCAAGGTGATGGTGCCGCTCATGATGCCCACCCAATCTATCGCAGTGGCGAGCTTTAGAGTGGCAGTGATGGCTACGTCTGAAGCGGTATTGACCGCAAGGTAAGCTGGGCTGCTGGGGCCTGTTTCATCAGTCAGCGCCGCTACCACGTTCGTGAAGAGAAACTGAGCACTGGCAGAGTCTATGTTAGAGATCGTGCGCGTGACCGGAAGGTATCCATTGGTCGTCTGAGTAGAAATAGACCACGCTTGCCCTCCAAAACCTGTACTAATCGTCTTAGTATTGGCGTCAGAAGCGGCAACTCCACGAAGCGCAATCTTGACTGAGCCCCCAGTTCCCATCGAGCCGCCAACGACCGTCGCAGAGAGAGTTCCGAGACTAGAACCAGTAGTTTGGGTGAACGCCCCAGTTCCCGTGGTGGAGAAAGCGGTGGGGCTGGAGATGTGAAGAGGGAGGCCCGAAGCGAGTACGTTGTTGAAGACTGTACAGACAGTGGTGCTCTCGCACTGCATGTAATAGAAACCCGCAGCAGTGGAGGCGGAGATGACGTTGACTGGAAAGTAAGCGTAAGCGTTCGGCAGTACCGTCGGGAGCATGGTGCTGTAGCTGGCCGTGCCTCCTGTGGCTCCTGAGATCCATACCGCATTGTTGGCAAAGGGACCCGTTCCAGATAACGAACCTCCACTTATAGTGCAAGTGGCTACGGTGGTTGAGGACTGCGCGGTGATCGTGCAGTATTTGTAGGTCGTATCTAGGAT